GCATACAATTAGGAGGCAATACTATGGCATCTCTCGCAGATATCCGCGCTCGTCTAAAAGAGCAGGAAAATCGTTCATCAGGTAAACAGTCCGGTCCGGGCGACAACGCAATCTATCCATTTTGGAATATGAAGGAAGACGACTCAGCAATGCTGCGTTTCCTTCCAGACGGCAACGAAGCCAATGATTTCTTTTGGGCAGAGCGACTAATGATCAAACTGCCTTTCGCAGGCATCAAGGGCGAAACAGATTCTCGCCCAGTACAGGTACAGGTTCCTTGTATGGAAATGTACGGTGAATCTTGTCCTATCCTGCAGGAAGTACGCGGCTGGTTTAAGGACCCAGCACTCGAGGACATGGGTCGCAAGTATTGGAAGAAGCGTTCTTATATCTTCCAGGGCTTTGTTCGACAGGATCCACTCAACGAGGATTCTACTCCGGAGAATCCGATCCGTCGTTTTATCATCGGACCACAGATCTTTCAGATTATCAAAGGATCACTGCTTGATCCAGACATGGAAGAACTGCCAACTGACTACACAGCAGGTCTTGACTTTCGTCTGAACAAGACTACTAAGGGTGGTTACGCAGACTATTCTACATCAACCTGGGCACGTCGTGAGCGTGCGTTGAGTGACGAGGAAATGGCAGCAATTAACGAACATGGCTTGTTTGATCTGTCTGGCTTCTTGCCCAAGCGTCCTGGTGAGGTAGAGCAGAAGGTAATGACAGAAATGTTTGAGGCTTCTGTTGATGGTGAGGCATATGATGCAGATCGTTGGAGTCAGTATTTCCGTCCAGCAGGTGTTCAGGCTCGCACAGGTGATCCTACTCAGACTGCAAGCAAGGGTGCTACAGCAACTTCGCAGAGTGATCCGCAGGCAAAGGAGAGTTTTGAGGCAGACGTTGCCAAGGCAGAGACTGAAACTGCTGCTCCTGCAGTAGAAGCAGCACCTGAACCAAAGACAGAAGAAACTGAAACTGCAAGCGAAGGCGGAAATGCACAAGACATTCTCGCAATGATTCGCGCTCGTCAGAATCAGGAATAAATCTATAAGAGGGGAGTAGATCGCTCCCCTCATTCAAAGGCAAACTAAGGAGACTCCTAATGACCAAGGCATTTGACCCTACAAAATTCCGCAACCAATTAACAAAATCAATCTCAGGCATGAGCGCAGGATTCAACGATCCCACAGACTGGGTAGGCACAGGCAACTACGCTCTTAATTATCTTATCTCAGGTGACTTTCACAAAGGCATTCCACTAGGCAAGGTATCAGTGTTCGCAGGTGAATCCGGCTCAGGCAAATCCTACATCTGCTCTGGCAATATTATAAAAGAAGCGCAGAAGCAGGGCATCTATGTAGTACTAATCGATTCAGAAAACGCTCTTGACGAACAGTGGCTACAGGCTCTTGACGTAGATACTTCAGAAGACAAACTGCTAAAACTGAACATGTCAATGATTGACGATGTAGCAAAGACTGTGCATACATTTATGGATGACTACAAGAGTCTCAATGAAGACGAACGTCCTCGTGTGCTGTTTGTAATCGACTCACTAGGCATGCTGCTCACTCCAACTGATGTGGATCAGTTTGGCAAAGGTGACTTGAAAGGAGACATGGGTCGCAAACCCAAAGCACTGACAGCACTTGTGCGAAACTGTGTAAACATGTTCGGCGCACACAATGTGGGCATGGTTGCTACTAACCACACATATGCTTCGCAGGATATGTTCGACCCGGATGATAAGATTTCAGGCGGACAGGGCTTTGTGTATGCTTCATCAATTGTGGTAGCAATGAAGAAATTAAAATTGAAGGAAGACGAAGACGGCAACAAGATTTCCGACGTAAAAGGCATACGTGCAGCCTGTAAGATCATGAAGACACGCTATTCCAAGCCGTTTGAAGCAGTGCAGGTTAAGATTCCCTATGAGACTGGTATGAATCCATATTCGGGTCTGCTGGAACTGATGGAGAAGAAAGGTCTTATTGTGCAGCAAGGCAATCGACTGAAATACATTGATTCCAACGGTGAAGAGCATCTGGAGTATCGCAAGCGCTGGACTGGCGAGATGCTGGACATGGTAATGGAAGATTTTTATCAACTGCCAGAAGAGAAAGACGCAGACGAAGAAGACCTTCCTGTGGCAGAGCAACTAAATAGTGAGGAAGCACAAGAGGAGACTGGTACCTGATGGATGAGACTCACATCGCAGACATTTGGATGATGTTCAAAGAGTATATTGACAAGAAGCAGTTAGAAATAGCAGCAGAACGTTACGTAGATCTGTTGGCTGATTATGGCGTGGAAGATGAAGAATTCAAAGCCGCAGCAGGATCAGACACAGTGCTAGACGATGCTATTTCTTACTATCTTGAATTGGATGAAGAACCAGACGAAGAGGACTACTAATGGGTTGGTACTCGGAGGTATCGAGAAACATTTCTAAAATTCCGGAAGCAATTAGATTCTTTGAAGAAGAGTTAATTGCAGCCCGAGAAGAAGTAAAATTTACTGGCAACATTGAACGAGCAAGTGCTTCAATGCCTGGCACTGTAGAGCATCGTTTCAATCAGTTGCAGGAAATCGAAGCGATACTGGAGTACCTTAACATCGAACTGCGTAGATTGCGCAGTTCTTTTTTTCGTCAGTATCTTGAAAACTATCAGAGAGCACTGAGTAGCCGTGATGTTGAAAAATACGTGGACGGTGAAGCGGATGTTGTTGACTATGAAAAGATAATCAACGACTTTGCTCTTATTAGGAACAAGTGGCTTGGGGTGTTAAAGGCATTGGATCAGAAGCAGTGGCAAATTACTAATGTTGTGAAACTTCGGGTTGCCGGAATGGAAGATGCAACACTTTGAGTATAGCGGAAAACCAAAAGTGTTTAGTAAAGAAATATCTGTAAAAAATTTAGTTGTTTTAACAGACATACTAAACAAACACAATATTAAATATTGGTTACAAGACGGAACATTACTCGGATATTATAGAGAAAAAGATTTAATATCACACGACAAAGATACCGACTTAGGTTTAATGTGGTCGGACATTGCAGATAAAAAATACATCATTAAAGAAATTTTAAGCAAAGGATTTAAAATTTCTAAAATTAAAGGATATATGAAAGAGTCTCTTTTACTAACGTTTAAAAGAGACGGTCAAACTACTGACTTCTTTTTTTACTATAACAATGGCGATAAAATATATCATTGTGCTACCGGGAAAAATTGGGAAATATATACTTACGAGTATGAGCCATTTGAAGTTAAATTAGTAGAATTTTTAGGACATTGGTTTTATGTGCCAGATGATGAACGTAAATTTATTGTAACAAAATATGGTCCGGATTGGATGACTCCAAAGCCTAAATGGCGTAATATAACTAGTCCACTAAATGCTGTTGCGTCTAGTAACTTTATTGATATTAAAAAATGTAGAAAAGAAGTAAGAACATGGCTAAAAAAAGATTAGAAGTAAACGAATATCTAGATAGTGAATCATGGTTTAATTATAAATCTTTCTATGATTTTATTGGTTTAAAAGAATTTGATATGCTAGTCGAGGTAGGAGTTTGGAAGGGACATTCGATTTCTTACCTAGCAGAACAAAATCCAAATAGTAAAATTTATGCAGTTGATTTATTTGATGAAACATATCGATATAAAAAGGACAAGTTAAAAAAACAAGTGCCTTTCATTTACGAAATTTATAATTTAAATCTACACAGATTTAATGTTAGAGATAGAATAACTGATATTAAAGGATTTTCCTGGGAATCTGCTTCTAAATTTGAAAACGGTGAAATTGATTTTGTCTATATAGATGCTGATCATAGATACCGTTCGGTTAAAAAAGATTTAGATGCTTGGTTTCCAAAAATAAAAGCCGGAGGAATTTTTGCTGGACACGATTATGAGCCCTATGCCAATCAATCTCATCCCGGCGTTAAAAAGGCAGTGGACGAATTTGCAGTAAAAAACAATTTAGAAGTGCAACAATTTGATGGCTGTGTATGGTATATTGAAAAATGAAAAAAGTAATTACATACGGAACATTTGATACATTTCATTACGGCCATATAGAAATATTTCGTCGGGCAAAAGAGTTTGGGGATCATCTAACAGTAGCAGTCTCAACTGATAATTTTAATAAACTTAAAAACAAAATTAGTGTTTTTCCTTTTGATAAAAGAAAAGAATGGGTCGAATCAATTAACCTAGTTGATCTAGTTATTCCAGAATATTCTTGGGAGCAAAAAGAGTCTGACGTTATCAATTACAACGTTGATACGTTTGTTATAGGCGACGACTGGAAAGGTAAATTTGATTACCTGTCTTGCAATGTTGTCTATATTCCTAGAACAGAAATTATATCATCAACTGAAATCAGAAAAATTCTCAATGGCATGGCATCTACCTAAAGAAAAAGTTCTATTTCTGCATATTTCTAAAGCAGGAGGAACTAGTGTTGCAAACTGGCTACGATCTAATTTTGATGCAAGAAAATTTGGGCCTAAACATTGCAGGATTCAAAGGGCATTAGACAAAAAGATAAATTTTGAACTGCATTTCACAATTATTAGAAATCCTTATAGTAGGGTGCATAGTTGGTACTTCTACCATGTGGGATTGTATAAAAAGTTTGGCGCCACAAGATTACTTGCAAAATGGAAAGAACCTAGCGAAAAGGGATTTAAATGGTGGCTAGAAAACTGCGATAAAACAGGAACTACAAAAAGATCAATATGGTGGACTCAAAAAAGTTTTATTGATGTAACGGTTCCTCATATAACCTGTAAATTAGAAAACATAGATCAAGACTTTAAAAAAATTCAAACATATCTTTACTGTAAAAAAGATCTCCCTGTGTCAAATACCAGCGAACATAAATTTTATAGAAACGATTACGACAACAAAACTAAAGACATTGTAGAGAAACATTTTTCCGAAGATTTCGAATATTTCAATTATGATTTTTAAACCCTATAAATAACTCAGATGAAAAAAACAAAACGACAGTGGGGATGGTATCGTGTGCTTAACCACGAACCTGAACTGGAATACAAAGTCAAAGAACTAGAAATTGCACCAGGTTGTGCTCTTAGCGATCAAAGACATTTTGACAGAGCAGAATACTGGTATGTTCTAGAAGGCACTGTAAAAATAGAAACTGAATGGAAGAAAATGAAAGACACTGTGCATCTCACAGCGCACACAGGTGGATATAACATAGGTAAGCGAGTATGGCACTGTGCTTCTAATCCCACAAGCAAGCCGGTACGAATACTGGAAGTACAATACGGTAAGGCCTGCGAAGAAGAGGACATAGAAAGGAGAAATCAATGATTCCTGTTTATATAGGATACGATCCAAGAGAAGCAGCAGCCTATCACGTCTGCTCAAATTCAATTATACGACATGCCACACAGCCTGTTAGCCTAAATCCACTTGCGCTTCATCTACTTGACAACTACGATGAGTCACACACAGACGGTTCTAATCACTTTATCTACTCTAGATTCCTTGTGCCGCACATGCAAAACTATCAAGGCTGGGCTATTTTTATAGATGGCGATATGATTCTAAGAGATGATATTGCCAAACTATGGGCTCTGAGAGACGAGTCAAAAGCAGTACAGGTTGTACAGCACGACTATGAAACAAAATTGACAGAAAAGTATCTCGGTGCAAAAAACGAAAACTATCCCAAGAAAAACTGGAGTTCAGTAATCCTTTGGAATTGTGCTCACCCTGCAAATAAAACAGTGACGCCAGAGTTTGTCAAGAACGCGACAGGTGCAGAAGTGCATAGATTTACTTGGCTGGAAGACGAACTGGTGGGCGCATTGCCAACTGAATGGAACTGGCTTGATATAGAATATGATTATAACCCAGGTGCTAAATTAATCCACTACACGTTAGGCACACCCTGCTTCGCAGACTTTGCTGCTAGGACAGGATCAAACTACGCAGCAGAATGGCATCGAGAAAGAATCTACACAGACTACTCAGCGCAGTATGATCTGCCTTTCTAAAAATCTCGCAGACGAATATGTGAATCTATTTGCTCAGGGCGCCGGACTTCCTATACACGATTATGATTCAGAATTTGGTATGGGGCCTGTCCTAATCCGCAGCATGGGCAAGAGAAAACTTATACATTCCTGCTGGGAAAATGCAATAGATTTCTACTATATGGATACTGGGTACATAGGCAATTACCCTTCAAAAATCAATCCTTATGGGTGGAAGAAATGGCATCGCATCGTCAAGAACGATGTACAACACAACGAAATCGTAGACAGACCTGACGATAGATGGCGTAAGTTAAATTATCCTATTATACCACGCAAATCAGGGACACACATACTGGTAGTGACTCCGTCGGAAAAACCCTGTAAGTTTTATGGTATCAATCAACAAGAATGGTGCAACAATACCATTCAAGAAATACAGAAACACACAGATAGACCAATACGAGTAAGACACAAACAGGACCGCCGTTCTAGGATTCAAAATTCAATCTTTGATGATTTACGAGACTGCCATGCTCTTGTTACCTATCAAAGTGTAGCAGCAGTAGAAGCAGTGCTATTCGGAGTACCTGCATTTACAGCCGCTCCTACAGCAGCAGATCCTGTGTGCGACAAAGATCTCACTCTGATTGATTCTCCTACCAACCAGGACTCTGATAAAATACACAAATGGGCACACCATCTTGCTTATGGTCAATTCCACGTGCAGGAATTCAGAGACGGAACTGCTTATAGGATATTGCAGAATGAAATCAGTTAGAATATACTACGCAGGCATACCTGCCAAAAACACCAAGTCAGAAAAACGAGATGTACTGAGAAAATTTCATCTTGGTGTCCCTAACAGTCAAAGCACTGAAGTAGAAACATTTGATTACGAACCTTCAGACCTTGCAGTTATTCAAGGATGGGTCCATGCTAACAGCGGCAATGCTCCGCATCTTAATTTTAGAAAAAGAATAATTGAACAGCAGAAGAAACACGGCGGAAGAACTGTTGCTGTTGATTCCAATCTGTTTCTTTACCGTGATCCTAAAAATGTCAATCAATATCTTCGCTTTTCATTAGATGACGTATTCCCCACAAATGGTGAATACTTTTGGGAGAGCGCAACACCTGCACGTTGGCAACAGATAAAACAGGATCTTGGCATTGAACTAAAACCCTGGCGCACAGACGGTGAACACATTTTAATCTGCTTACAGAGAAATGGCGGTTGGAGCATGGCAGGCTTGGATGTAATGACATGGTGCAACTACATTATACAAGAAATTAAATTGAGAACAAACAAGCCCATTGTAGTAAGAACTCATCCCGGAGACAAACGAGCACAGCAGTATATAAGAACAGCGCCTAGAGGAGTCACTATATCTACAGCAGACTCTATAATTGAAGACTTTGAAAACTGTTGGGCCTGCGTCACATATAATTCATCTCCTGGAGTAGCCGCAGCCGTAGAAGGTATTCCTGTGTTTGTTACTGACAAAAAAGCACAGCGTAGCCAAGCATATGATGTTGCTAACCTTAAATTAAAAAATATCAATCAACCCGAAACATATGAAAGACAGCAGTGGATAGAAAAGATCTCAATGAGTCATTACAATTTTCGTGATCTAGCCAACGGCACTGCCTGGAACACAATCAAGGATTATCTATGAAATACGCAGCATTTACTTCCATGAACCGAGACTATTATGACCATTGTGGCAGATCAATGCTGCGTTCTTATAAAAAGTGTTTGTCAGATCTCATGCCTATGTATGTTTACAACGAGGACAATTTTGGAGTAAAAGTAAAAACTATTACAGAACTGGGTTGGCACGAATCTCCTGAATACAAAGCCTTTCAAGAACGCCATTCCAACTCTCATGTAAAAAAGTTTGCCAAAAAAGGTTTTTCCGTGATTCACGCAATGAAAAATCTAGACTGCGAAAGACTGATTTGGTTCGATGCTGACACTATAATACAGCAGGAAATTCCTAATCACTTGCTGGAACTTATTGCACCAAAAAATGTGCTGTCTACTCATTTTTCAGTTTGGCACACCAAGCAGGATAGAGAATGGCATTCCTGTGAAACAGGCTTCTTTATCATAAACAAAACGCACCCTGCATTTAATCAGTTTTACGAAACCTACAGAGATATCTATGTCAACGACAAGACTGACAGTATCAGACGCTTTTATGACGGCGAGGTATATGGCAGAACTGTAGAGTTAATGGAGAAGAAAGGTCATCCTATGATGAATCTCAATCCTGGACGCCACAAAACTCCAATATCAAGAAGCGTACTTGCGCCTTATCTCAATCATTTTAAAGCCGGAGTAAAAGACAACATAGACAACAATGCACTAGCAGCAAAGTTTGATCTGGACGAGGAAGATTAACTTTTCCAATAAATTTCTGTGCGTTTCACAGAAATATCAGTGGCCTTGCTTTTGCCCTGTTTCTTGCGGGCACCCTTTAAATGATCAACCCAGCGCCCTAGTTCTGTGTTTATGAGAGGATGACCTCCGCCGCCTGTTTTTGCTGCCTGTAGTACGGTGCCTTCTGTATAGTCTAAGACATTTGGTTTTTGTGCTCGCATTCTGTTTAACAGTGTTCCAAACACATACGAGTCGTGCCATTCAGGTAGTGTAAATATGCCTTCTTCAGCGTGTTTGTACTGTTGTTCAAATTCTTTCAAAAACTTTAGACAGGTTTTGTCTTTCAAATTAAGACCATAAAATCCGCATTCTGGCCACGTGGCACTTCCTTTGCCTCTGCCCACGTATGTTATCCAACGGTCTTTTGGCAACAGTCTGTCCCAATCTTCATAACTCCAGTTAGAATGCACAAATTGATCCGCGTCCATCCAAACACACCAATCTTCTGCACGTTCGCAGGCATCGAACACAGCATACACTTTGTTGGCAAATCTCACAGCATCCCATTTGAATTCTTTGTGATGATCTCTTGGTCGCTTCTCAGGAAATGGACACACACCGTTTGCCTTAGGTACCGAGCCCCAGGTTTCTTTGAATTCTTGCAGTTTAGGCAAATTA